CTATTAAAGTTTTATCACTAATGAATAACTCATACGGAAAACCAAGATTTAACTGGTCGGTAATAATTCTCTTAACAGCTCTTTCAATTAGTGCTGTTGCACCAGAAGTTTTACCAGTAACTTTTCTACTCTTTAGAGCGGCAACATCAAAATCTGTATAAACAACTTTAATGATTGAATTTGCAGCTGGTGCAGTATTGAATATTAATTTTTTAGATTCTTTTCTAATGTAGTAATCGGTTGCATATGTTTTTAGTACATCACTAACATACACTAATGCCTCATCAGTATTGACTTGTTGTGCCAAGACGAATGTTGTGTTACCAGTTGCTGTATAAACACTTCTAACATCCGTTTCAATTCTAAGAATGTTATCAACAGTCCATTTACCATCAGATGCTCTTAATACATTATTCTTTGGAAGAATGATATCAACTTCATCGTTGAACAACATTCTGAATAGGAGTTTGAATGATTTCTCACTACCTTTAGATAGATAAAGTGGTAAAACATTTTTAATTAAAACAGCCTTATCTACCTCAGTATCTTTTGGTAAATAAGTTGCATAGGTATTTAAGAATTGTTCTTCAAAATCATCAATAGAATCATCAACATCAGAAATATATCTAATGTCTTTTGATTTTGCTATCAAATCATTTTTTTGTGTTCCTTGTTTATTCTCAAGAAACTCATAGTATGCTTCTAAAAATGAAATGAAAACAGGATATTCTTCCCGAACAAATTCAGGAACTTGTCTGTTGACTAATAGAGAAACTTTTTTATCAGTCATTAACTTTCAACTAATTCTGTTGTTATTGATGTGGTGTCGGCCTCATCGAGTGTGATGATTGTATTTCTAAATGATTTAATAATGCCTTTTTCAGATTCAATAGTCAGTCTCACTAAATTATCAAATGTTGCCAAAGAAATAATTTTTAAGTTAGTTAGTATTATCAAACCAGTATCATAGTCAATTGAACCAGCATTTGAATTTACAATTTGTCTTTCCGCATTATCATCAAAGTATACGGTTCTTAGCGTGCCATATCTTCCATCTAATACAGCTGTCGCAATACAACCATAACCATTGCCACCAGAAACTGTAATGATAGCACGACTATAATTAATGCCTCTATTAGTAATTGTAATAGATTGAATTCTTCCATTGACAATCACGGCAGAAGCAGTTGCACCAACACCATCGCCAGTGATAGTGACAGTAGGCGCTGTTGTATAGCCACTGCCTGCATTTGTTACCAAAATTTCAGAAAGACCGGTAAACGATTCTGGAGTTTCCTCAAGAATTACATTTCTTAAAGTGCCGTCAATATCATAAACATTAAATAGTGAAGATGTTAATTTGTTTGTTGTTGTGCCACGGTGCAATGGTGCATTATATTCTATTCTATATGTTGAACCAACACCAAGAGTTGGTTCAAATCTTTTTTGTAATCTTAAAATTGTTTCTGAACCAGCAATTGAATTTAAATCTACCGAATCAATATAATCTTGCATCTTTGACAAAACAAATGTTGCATCAAATTTATTTAAAAATGTATCTCTGTAATTTAATAAAGAACTTCTAATAGCATTTTTAATTGCAATTGGTGATAAAGTTGTTTTTGTTTTATCATACTGAACATAATTTTCAATCATGATATACAAATATTCTGGATCAATAATTTCAGCAGTTACGGCAACAATTGATTTTGGTTTAATAATTTCATTGACAATTCTCAGTTTCTCTGTTTCAGTAATAAAATAGTTTTCTTTTGGTTTCAATGAAATAAAAACTTTACCATATGCTGGTGGCGATTGATCCTCACCGCCCCACACTGACAGAGAATCAACACTAGGATAATTCTTTTTCAGATATGATTCATAATCTTTAAATGTAACTAGTCTGTTTTGTGTTAAGAATTGAGAAGAAGCCCCAAATTTAATTGAGTCTACCGATTCTCTTGTTGAGCCACCTGATGCAACATTAACAACATCAACTACTATGTTTGACATTCCACCAATCATCGAATTTGTTATAAATGCGTTTGATTTGTTTGCAGCATCACCTCTTGTTACCAAATAAGATACTGAAATTACAGAACCATCATCAAGCGCTTTTCCTAAAACACCGTCACCAAAATAAATTTGATAGTTGGTATTTTTACCTTCTTGTAAAAAATAGACGGCTGAAGTTGAAGTTATATCTAATATGTCGGTTGATTTGGTATATACTGCCGATGAAGTATTTCCAGGATTTGATCTAACTGATACAGTAATGGTCGAAGTATCAACGCTTCTATCAGGCAAAATAAAAACAGATTTTGGATTTGATAATTGTGAATAGTTATAATCGTAATTTACCAAAACACCTTCGTAAATATCCAAATTTTCAAAATAAAATTTTGTGTCAGATTTTGTTACGGAAACATCATCTAATACAATAAAATTATATGATATGCCATCAACCAGATTGGAACTAAAACCAGTGCCTCTGGTAATGGTCAAAGTTCCTGGAGTTGTGTTCGCACTATCAACAGTTACATTAACTACTGATTTTGGAGCTGACGATGAGTAAGGAACATAGCCTAAAGTTTTTGCATGTGATACAACCGAATCTCTTAGTAGCGCGGTATCTAAAAATGATTCATTAGCGACCATATTCAAGTAGTATGAATTATAGTGGGTGTTATATGCCAAAATGTCCAAGAGAACAGACAAACCAGCACCCTCAAAATCATAGTCTTGAAATTGTGATTGTTGTTGTAGGTATGTTTTTAAATTTGATTTGATTTGGTCAAAATCAAGATCGGTAATATTTAAACGAGCATTAGCCATTTTTTATCTAATCCGTTCCAAGAAGAAATTAATTGTTATTGGTGTTGTTCTGTTGGCAATAAAAAATTGCATAAGAACTTTAAAACCATTATTATCATAATCAGCAACAACATTAAGTTTAGATATATTGACTCTAGGTTCATAGTTCAATATTGTTTGTCTAATCTCACTCTCAATTGAGGTTGCTGTAATATTGTCTAAATTTTCAAACAATAGACGGCGAACATTACTGCCAATATCTGGTTGAAACGGCCTTTCATAGTGATTAGTCAGAATCAAATTCTTAACAGAATTGATAACAGCCATTTCTCCGATATTACGGTTTATGTCTTTTTTGACTGGATGAATAGTGAAATTTAAATCTAAATCACTATACTGTCTAACTATCTGTGTGGTTGTGGTTGCCATCTCTTATTTATCAGTTAATCCTAGATAAAATCTTGTCTGTTCCAATATGATTATTAACTAAATCGAGTTGTGTTTCGCCCATTTGACTAAACTGCCTAACTGTATTGTAGTCGGTTACAAGTGTTTTTAAATTTGTATAGAAAGTCTCATCATGTGTTCGTCTGGTATTCATCAAGGTATTTGTATTTGCCAATTCATTATACATTGCGGTTACTACTAATGAAGACAAGTTAGAAGTTCTTGTTGTTGTAAATGGACTATTGGAAAGACCGGTTCCACTACTTGTAACAGTAATGCTTGAATTTATTGTGTTTGCGTAAGTTGTAATTAAATTGTAAGAAGCTTCAAGTTGTGGTTTAATTAATAAACTTGTAAAACTGCCTAAAACAACAGACGAATTTGATATACCATCAGTTTGATACAATATGTAAACGGCAACTTTTCCATAACCCATTGCCGTATTGTAAAATGGTTTTAGTAAAACTGTTGGGTCCGTTAAATAATCACTATAGTTTGTTAGTCCAGAAACTCTATCGGTATGTGATTTAAAACTAGTATTTGCGTTGGAATTTTGTGTGATTAAACTGCCTGACACAGTTATAATATCTTGGAACACATTTGATATCGCTGGTGTTGTTCCTAGAACATCGGTAGTAACATAAAAAGTGTTGCCAACATTTGAACTTGTGCCTGTATCCAGAACATAGATAATGTTATTTGATGAACTTGAAATGTTAGCAGTTACATTACTAACTGGATTTTTTAAATATCCATTAACACTATTATTAGCAATGTCTTGTGATTGCCAATCTTCAATCATCGATGGAATACTATCTAAGTGTGCTATAGCACCTGTAGAAAAATTTTTAACCGAACCGTTTGGATCGTCAAAGTTGTATTGTAATATTTGATATAGTTCAGTCATAATTTAAACCCATTGTAAAGAATTGGGTCCAGCTGTTGGATGCCAATGTATGTTATAAAGTAAAGTATTGACAATATCAAACATCAATACAGAAGATGATATGCCAATCGCAGCAAATCCAATGTTTCCAACAATAAAATTACCAATTGGTGCATTAACAGCAACTAATGAAGTAATTGTACCAACTGTTGTAATACAACCAGGGACCGCAACTGGTGTAGCAGGAGTTGGCAGACCAAGTGAAAGTCCACCAAATGATGATGTGAACCCATATGGTCCAGCATATACACCAAGGCCTGCATTAACTCTAGATTCAGCAGTTAATGAATCGCAAGTGATAGAACCATTGACATACAAATCTGAACCGAAATTCAAACTCTGTGCAACTGATAATCTTAATGCGCCGCCAAATTTTTCACTTGCACTAATACCTACATCACGATCACCAGAAATATTAATGTCTTTAACGCTTCGTACATCCATTTTACCTTTTACCGCAAGCTTGTAATCACCACCAACTGTTTGTTTAAAATCACCATCAACTTGCATGTTGC